AAACAATATAAGCATACTCTCCATTAGATATCTCAGGAGACCCCTGAGACAAAGTGGAAATTCCTGTTAAAGAGTAGTTATTTCCTTGGGGACCTATAACATTGAAGTTTTCATTTTCAAAGCTAACACTGCCATCGGCCACGGTCACCGATAGACTAGTATCTACATTTCCTCCCGCCCTAAGATTAAGGAAAGATATAGTGTTTAAAGCGCTGCCTGTAAGGTCTGAAGTTCCTGCTCTTTCTACTACAGACCAGGCAGATCTTCTTCCCTGTATATTTACAGTTCTAACTAAAACATATGCCTGTCCCGGGTCTACAAAAGAGGTAAAAGTAAATTCAGTTGCTTTGGTAGCCTTTGCTCTTTCATATGTTCTATCTTGGGTGTAAGGATGCTTTATTTCATAGTAATCTACATACTGATAATTTTCATTGGTGCCCTCTACTACTGGGTGTCCCCAAGATACCTCTGCAACATAAGAATAAAGCTGAACATCTGTTGAGTCCTCTGTATCGGAAAGCCTATTAATAGACAAAGACGGATTTTGTGGTGCGGGGACTCTGATATTATCAAATGTAGGTAACGGAGTAAACTCTCGGGGCTGAAGAAGGTATCCTCTATCAACCGCTGCAAACTTATCTGCCAGATAAAGATGTCCTGATATATCAATAGTCTTATCTTCGTTTTCTGTAATATTTAGTGTGCGGTAAGCCACTGCGCCTTTGGCAGTGTTGCTATCAGTAATGTTTGTGAGCGTAAACATTACTTCAGAATTAGGAACAGAAGTGAAAGCAGAAGAGACAGTGATAGAGTCAAGGTTTTGATTAGAGCCACTAACAAACTCTCTTGATTCTACAGAGATGTATTCGCTCCAAGAAAGCTGAACAAAGTTTCCGCTAGCAGCATCCAATGCGTCTGCTGCATCTTCAGTGCTATCAATATTTGTCAGCACTCCACCAACATACGCTTGAGTTATTTGGTCTCCTCTATAATAGGTGGTTCCGTTTATAGTAGCTTGCTCCTGCTGTAGATATGCGGAGCCAGTAGGAAATGCCAAATGAAGCTGATAGGTGTCTGCTTCAAAAGGAACTGGTCTATCAAAGTAAACAGTAGTAGTCGTGTGGTTATTGGACTGTGCTAAGCGTCCTGACGCAATAGCGTTTGTTCTGTTGTAATCTTGAACATAGAAAATATCTCCTGGACGAAGATAGGCACCGTTGATACCGGTTCTAAACTTGACAAGTTCTGTTTCAAGTCTTTCTGTAAGAAGCATCCACTTACCAAGACGAGTTGCTTGACCTTCAGAGGTGCATCCGACAGCAATCGTATCCTTCTTGATAATTTTACCTTCTTCAAGTATTGATTCACTATCTTCTACCGTAACTACGTCTTGCTTGTAGAAGTCTTCGGGATTGTTCCAAGTTACTCCAACTTGGTTTATTCTCAGTCTTTTAGAGGTGCTCTCATATCCAAACTGACCATCAAGAACATTGGAGTTAGAAAAAGTATATATAGGAGCTTTAGGAGCATCTTGCGAAGCACTAATCTCTCCGTTGGTCCATTTTACTATGGAACGAAACACACTGGCGAGATCATTAATTACTTTGAATGCCTCAGTTCTAGACTGTAAGTATAAATTACAGGTAAATCGAGGCTCTGTTCCTCCCTTACCGTCTGGAACAAGCTCATCGCAGTATCGAGCAATTCGATAAAGCTCATACTTATTTATATTCTGTGCTCCTAAAAACTCACCCAAACCATAACGATTATTTACCATTATGTCGTAATAGACCCAAGCAGGGTTATTAGTGTAAACCTTTTTGTAGTTTACGTGACCTTGATTTGTTCTCCAAGAGGTATCTGCTATGTCTCCTCGAAACTTACCATCCCAACGAACTTCAGAGCCAGTATCTGCTCCAGTAGTAACATTTCGGGTGTATTTTGCTTGTGAGCCTCCGCTCTCTTCTCTGGTAATATAATTTGTTGGAACCTGAACCCTAATACCTCGGGCCAAGTAAGCTCTTTTAGGAAACTCATCAAAATCATTTGACTGGAAAGAGATTCCTGCTACAGCGGTGTTCGCATAGTTTAAAATATCATTGCTATAGGCAAATAGACCTTGCATGTATGATTGGGTTTGAGCTTGGCTCTCCTTCCTGATAGCAATATTTACTCCAGTAACTCTTTTTATTCGTATTCTGAAGTCTGTAAAGGGTTTGGACTTGGTTAATTCACTGTCTATTAGGAACTCTTTAACGAATTCAGTTTTACTACGAGTTACAACCATTCCGTCATTTTTAGTAGACTTTGAAACGGCTAAAGCATATTTCGTTACTCTTTTATCTGTGTCGGTGGAGTCGTCTGTGTTTACAGGGTTTCTGTTTTGTATATCATCGTCTGATATTCCAAAAACAGGCTGGTTGCTAGTGAGATTTGCCAAAGTTCCTGTGTGATTGTACCAAACCCCGTTTCGTCTATACTCTAAAAATATTTGAAACTCTATTCCTTGGCTATACTCGCTGCCTGACTTGGAATATGCAATAAGAGAAGGAAATCTTATGTTTATCTTTACTTTGTCAATATTCTCTGGAGAACTTATCCCCATAGTTGTTGTTGCTGTATATACTTTGTCGTCTTGACCCGATATAGAATAGGGTCCAGATCTAGTTGTCTGAAGAAGTTCTTCATTCAAATTCGTAGCGAATGCTGTTTGTCCTCCACCAAAAACAGGATCTAGAATAGGTTGGTCTTGTCTTCCTGACCTAAATATAGTTTTTACACTCTCGAAGTTTTTAGTAGAGACAGAAGTATCTAAAGAGGTGGAATTGATTGAAAGAAGAGTAGCTTTTCTGTTTGTAAATGACTCCGTAAAAGCAGAATTGACCGTAATTCTGGTAGAGTTTACTATTGACTGTACCTGTCTTATCTGTGCTCTCCAAAGTTGTCGTGTATTTGAGTCTCCGTAGGGACCTTGGGAGGCCCTGTCAATTTTTATAAAGCTATTTGGTCCAGAGTATGTATGAATGCTTGCAACTCTAAATGTTTCGGTTGCTCCATTCTGCCCGTCTCCTAAAATTATAAGACTTCCGATATCTGCGTTGGTCCAAGTTACATTTGGGGTTTTTAATACGTAGGGATGTTTCTGTGCTTTTATGTAAGCATCCGTAGACCCTTCATCTATGGCATCCCATACTATGATGTTTCTGTCGCCTGTAGCAAGGTCTATTTCGGTTAAATCAAATCCGGAGTCGGGAGTAAAATCATAAGTAACTCCAGACACAAAACTAATCTCTCCAGGAACATAACCGAGAGTTTCTCTTTCTTCGGCATCTATTACGGGCGTGCCATTTAGGAATATACCAGCATCATCCCCAACAATACCCTCTATTGGACCTTCTGAAAGTAAGTCTATTATTTTTCCTGTTTGTCTTTGATTCATTTTATAGTCCTATTTCTCCCGTGTTTATATACGCCCACCCCTCAAAAGGATCCGCATCAGCAGAGTAAAAATCAGAATAGTTAACATTCAATCTTCCAAAAGCGTCTAAAGTAAAATCTGGCATGGGTGCTCCGGTTATATTAGGGTAGAGACGGGATTGTGCTGATGTAGTCAAATCTACGTGTATTGGTGCTCCACCTATGAGAAGTTCTCCGTAAAGAACGGGAACGGGCTGTCCTTGCTTGAGTGTGGAAGTTGGTCCGTCAAATAGTCCTTCTTTTGTTTTTTGGTCGTCTCCGTCGGGAGTTTTTGCGAGTAATTGTGTAATTCCTTGAAGACCTATAGAGATACCGGCTGTTACTAGTCCTGCTTGAACTGTAGCTTGAGTCGCGCCGAAGAGGCCGGCCGGTGGAACTAAAAATGAGGCAACAATCAAAACAATAGCTAAAAGTATCTTTCCCCAACCCTTCTTAGAGCCTGCAGGAACAAGTGATATATAAACTTCTTCTGGGCCAAGGTTTTCAAATAGAAGTTCATCAGGTTCTTCTACACGAAAATCTTTTCCTACAATAGCCATATCAAGACCAGACTCTGCCGCATCAATGAGAAACTTGCGAAATCCTTGCTCTTGACAGTCTATAAGCTGAACAACATCTGCTATGGACTTCGCTTCCATCTCCCACACTTCGCCGAACTGCGACAGGTTTCCTAAAAGATGAATCTTCCTATTCATACTCTACTATATCTCCCTCTGGCCAGCTAATAATCATGTAAGGTATTTGTAGAAACTTACAAGCTTTTTTATCGTGTTCGCTTGGCTCAGCACTACCATCTGGGTGGCTGTGAACTATCTTTAGTATGTCATAATCCAACTGGGCTCTGACAAACTGCTCATTATTGATTACAAACTCTTCTTCGGGGTCTTCTGCTATGTTCTCACAGGGTATCCATTTTTCTGTTCCATTATCCGAGACTATGAGGCCACAGGCTTCTTTTGGGTATTCAGCCTCTATATGATCTAAAATTTGGTCTATCATTGAAATACTCGTGCTGTTGGGAAACTTCCGAAAGGCATTGCTCTTGATTCCTTTGCAATATAATTTATATTAGGTCTAGTGTTTATATTGGTTGAGGCAGTTGTGCTAAGAGAAGCATCGTCATTGGTTACCGTCTCCCCTATATCAAAATCCCCAGTAATACTTGAAAGATAAATAGTTGTTCCAGATATTCTTTCTACTCTTGCTTGTGCTTGGCTAGTGTCTCCGAAAATCATATCTCCAATACTAAGTCCAGATACGCTGTTTAGTCCCAGAGTTGCTGTAGCATTTACTTGGTATCTTGCTTTACAAGAGTCTAGCCTTTTTCCACAACGATCCCCTCTTTCCCACAGAGGCCCGGCTTCTGGGGTTGCGGCGGAGGTTTGGCTTCTACTTATGGCTTTCCACACTGTGTATTTAGTCGGGCTTCCACCATCATTCACTCTGTAATAGTCATTGTAAATATCGTTAGTATATACATCAACATTAGGGCTTCCAGTGAAGTCGGTAAATACTTTCACTCTTCTCCAATTCGGAGATCCATCGGCAGGAGTAGTAGCTTGACCAGTCATATTTTGCCAGTAATTAGTGCTGCTTTGTCCTGTGGTAAGAGTACCATCAGAGTTTATTTTTGTAAGATTGGACTCTGTAGTTTTGTAAAACTCGTTTATGGTGGCTGAACCTGCATAAGTAGTAAACGTAGTAGTGCTGTCTATGATATACTCGTCATCATCACTTACATAAATATAGGAATTATTACCCGCTACACTAACTATAGAGTCTGTTCTCCAGGTACACCCTCCCTGTCTCTCCCAGGGATTTAGGTCCGCTCCAGCAGCCTGATATTTCCAAGGGCAGCGGTTTCCAATAATGTTTCTCTTTGGCAGCGTTACTCCGGTAAAGTCTATCGGTAAAACTGTTGTAAAAGTAACAGATTGAGGGTTCTCGTCCTCAATTCTATCAAGAAAATAAATATCTCTTGGTAACTCTACTGGTGGCTGTGCGTCTCCTGAACCCCCTACAAGATACTTTTGCAAGGTTCGACGACGAATAACTTTTAGCCCAAGTATGTCTTCATATGAAACAGATCCTAATAGCGATTGAAAGCTATCATTTCCGGTATTAGTTCTTAGTATGTTGGCTACTGTAAAGACTGGTTGGGGAAACTGACCCTCTGATTTGTGCTCAATACCCTCCATTTGCGCTGGAACAGGGTAGTAGTCTCTTATTGTAGCTGGATTATCATAGTCCCTAAACTGAACAGTATTGAACTTTTCTTCTGGGCTACTTCCAAACCCCTCTATATAGTTTGTAATATAGATAAAATCTGTTTCATTTATCTGAACCTCAAACAGTTCTATATATGGAGACTCTCCCGAATTGAGCTGCTGTAAATCTGCGCCTATGCTCATGGCTCATAAACCCTCTTGAATTTTGCTGTTACACTTACTACATTTACTTGTGGAACTACTACCGACCACTCTTCGCAGATAACACCTATTGCTTTATAGACTGTAAAGGACTCAGTTGCTGTAGATACATTAGGCTCAAATACTGTAAGAGTGGTTGCGTTATTAGTTCCAGTGCTATCTATGGAATAGCCTTTATCATTACTTGCGCTGCCCTCTATGATTACCCACCCTTCATCCCCTAAACCAGTGAAACCCGTTCCCGTAATTGTTGAGTTGGCAGTAAAAGAGGTTCCAGTAGTTACAGAAGCAAAGTTAGGTGGAGAATATGCAAACGGAGTAACAGAATTTTTTGTTTCAAAAAAGTCTATGAGGTTGTCCATCTCTGTCTCTGTTCTGTTTATAAACCGAACATCAAACATTTGACCTAAAGTATTTATTCCATCCGGAATACGCTGCTCGTACCCATCACCGAAAGAGAACCGGCGAATACGAGGCTTGTTTGACTGCGTAGAGCTTTTGTCTACGCTAAAAGCGTTTCCTGAATCATCTACTATATTTGTCATCTTGCTAATAATCCGCCAGGTCTTGTTTGGTCAGCGATTTCTCTCTGAACAATGTCTACAATGCTGTTTCCGAACTGGGCGAGGTTTTCACTGTTGCCCGTAGTTTCTCCCTGTCCTGTGGCCATATTGAGGTTTACTGATACATTATTATTGTTATTGGTACCATTCATATTTACTGGAATGGCTTTTCCATCAGGCAAAGGAACTACTGCTTCATTTTGTCCACCCTCTCCAACAAGTCCGACTGTTGGGCGCTTTACTACTCCACCTTTTGCGAAGGCACTAATACCTCCTTGGTATATTCCGCCCATTTGAGCTCCGAATAATCCACCTAGTCCCGGTATGAAGCTAAGACCCAGTTTTAGCAAAGATCCTAGCCCTCCGCCACCGCCACCGCCTCCGCCGAAAAGGCCTCCGAGGGCTCCACCTATGCTCTTGAAAAGGCTTCCGAATCCGTCCAATCCGCCTTTGAATATATCTCCCAAGCCTGACAAGAATCCTCCATCCTTTGAGAAGAGCTTGCCTATTGAATCTTTGAAGTTTCCAAAAATACTCTTCAAGCCTGTAAAGGCTTTCGCAAAAGGGTTGCGGGTAGCGCTTGCTGCCTCTAAATCCGGTGGTGCTACATCTGGTGTTATTTGTGGGCGAGGAGCGGCCGCGTTTATAGCTCCCGCTGCTCCTGCTGATGCAGCATCCGCTGCTTGAACAGTTGAATCTCCTGGTCCAGGCAAGAGGGTTGGGGCTTCTTCGGGCCCTGGGCCAGGGCCCGGGGAGGCAGAGTCACAGCACTGAACTTTTATTCTTGCCTCTAAGCCTATGACAGCGTTTGAGAGGGAGTTTGCAGCAGACCGTCCGGCGGTTTTTATAGCTTCAGCTCCCCCATCAATATTTTCTCTAAGTATTGCTGCGGCCTGTGTTATAGAGGGGTCAGGGCCTTCCGGAAAAATAAAATTTGATATTCCCTCAGTAAGTTTCTGAGCCATAAAATCAGCTAAGTTCTCTAACACCCCTTTTGCAAGATTTAGGAGAGCATCTCTCATGCTGGTCTCTTCATTTTTTATTATTGAAGCAAAGGTGCCCTGAAGATTGCTCTCTAGAGAACTTCTAAACTCAGATCCTAACTGATTTGCTAAATTTAGGGATTCTTGTTGAGCTACAGTCTGTTCTCTTTGTATTCCTAGCTTTTGAGTTTCTAGTTGTATCTGCTGAGTTATAGAGTCTACTTGGTCAGCGCCAGCCTTCTTAAGATCGCTTTGCAAGTCTGATATACTTTTGGTTATTCTTTCTTCCTCTACCAGGGATTTTGCTATGCTTGCTTGAATATCTGCTCTTTTCTTTTGTAGAGGTGTAGCTTTTCTAGCAATAGCTGCACTCTTCAAGTCTATAGCATTTATTTTTGATTTAAACTTAAACTCCCTAGTCTCTAGTTCCTTGGCTATTTCTTTGGAAGCACTTAATTGCCCTTGTTTAGCTCTTTCTATACCAAGGTCTAGGTTCAAAAGCTTTATCTGTCTTTGTCTCTGTTCGTCATACTGGACAGACTGCTTTACTTGTAATTCTGCTACTTTTCCTTGAATCTCTACTTCTTTTTGTTTGCTTGCCTCTATATCTAACTGTAATTGTGCGGATTCAGATAAAGCAGTCCTCAATCCAGTCTGTGCCTCTATCCTTGATTTATCAAAGGATTTTCTGCTGGCTGCAAAAGCAAATTGTATATTGGCTGCCGCCTCGGTAGCATCCACAAGTTTTTGAGATATACCTAACTCTCTAAGCTTACTATTTTCTATGTCTAATTGGGCTTGTAGTTGCTTTCTCTTTGCATCAATGGCTTTTTGGTCACTTGTTCCTAATGCTTTAACTAAGTCTGCATCGGTAACATTGAGAGCATTTCTTGCTTTAGTAACTTTTATTTGTTGTTCAGATACTTTTGCCCTTGCCTTCTCCTGCTTAACTAAAAAGGTGGAGGTTCCTGCGAGACGGGTTATTTCTTTGGCACTTTTTGACCTCTCCTTCGATAAGTTAGTAGAGGCTAAAAGTTCAGCATTTTGTAGTTTTAGTAGCTCTGTTCTTTTTCTTATCAGCTCCGCTAGTCTTTTAGTTTCATCTGTACCCGCC